ACGTATTATTTTGATAATGATATGTGGTGCTAAGATGCAATCTCTATACCCCCTTAACTGTGGGGTTCACGGACCATTTTTGAGCATGACAAAACAGAAATTATTGTTTCTCTACACAATCGGATTCTCCGATTTGCGATATGAACGATTTCTATAATTTTGTAAACACACTGATATTCAAATAACGTATATGTACTAGCATTGTCTAACTAAGCATGACCCTATTTAGTCACTGATGATATTATCCATAGCATTAAAATTATCTTTCCCGAGTAATTTCTAATTGTGGATGGTCACCAACGTAGCAATACAAGTAATGGCCATCGTAGGCGCTACAGCCGGCCTCTTGGTAAAATTGATTGAAGGTATAGTCTCTCTATTAAATTAGATTTGAGCGCTTTCTTTATAAGGAAACAGACGGTTTTCTTTTATCATATAGCCTTGGGGCACTCGATTGAACAGACTCCCCCCGGAGTTTGTTCTTTTGAGTCACATAAATTTTTGAGACTCAGAAGAATAAACTATGCAGACCGTATCTGCAAAACCGTCTTCGGACATCCAGGCCTCTCAGCCTTTAAACGAGCCAAAGACACACCCCGTGGTTCCTGACGGAATTTCACATATATGTGTGCCGGAATATGCTCCTAGTAGGAAGACATTTTTCGAACGTTGGATTTGGGATAGTGATGAAAATGATACGTCACCGCCCGATCCTCCCGCTACTCGTCCACAACACGAGGAAGCAACAAAAGTACAACCCACCACGGGCATGGATTATTTGGACATGGCGTCCAATTTCGTGCGTGATTTAGGGGTTTTCGGAAATATCCCAGTCAACGACAAGTTGATAAAGGAGATTGAAGGAATCCTGATACTCACATTAACCGTGCAAGGCTGCCAGGATTATGTATCCATTTGCTCAGCCATTCTATTGTACGCCCGAACCTTTTTCAGCACTTCGATCACTAATCAAGTGCGTCTGTATCTATATGATATGTTTAAAATCACACCACAAGATGGCGTGGAAACAACGAAGACACCACCATCGTGGTTGAAAATGATGCGAGATGCTCGTACCAATTGGACCCTGTGTAAGGATAACCTCTTGTTTGAGAATTTTTCCAAAGTTTTGGGTCTACTAGTGGCACTTGGGATGTGCAACGTTGCTGATTGCACTTTCAGCATTAAGGAGTACAAACTCTTTGAACCTGACTTGAAAGTTGTACATGGGACGGCATTTGAGATCATTGACGCTATGTTTGCGTCCGTGACTTTCTTTGTCGAGTCAATGTATGCGAGTTTTCAGGCTAGGAGTTTGAAGCCTTTCTTGATGTCGGATACTGAGGCAATGGCGGTTGACGAAGAATTTAGCCTTCTGCAAAGTTGGTGGGTTCTTGTCAAAAATGGGAATCTGTACAAAGTTGCAGGCAAAGAAGATCAAGAATATGATGATAGACTGGAAGGTCTAACGTCAAAAATAAAGATCATAGCCAAGGCAGCCAAAGGACTTGAAAAGAAGTTGTTGAATGATAAGCTCTCGAAGCTCGTCGGAATGAAAAATGACTACATAACTTTCAAGATAGCGAATGGCGTCCGACGGGCGCCTTTTGCCCTACAATTCTTTGGTGAGAGTTCCCAAGGGAAAACGACTTGTTCGGATCAAATGATCGATGCCATGCTGGCTAGTGCTGGACTACAAACCGGGAAAGAATATCGCGCTGCGGTAAACCCCGGTGATAAGTACCAGTCAAACTGGACCACCAAGAAAACGGTAATGATTATTGATGATCTGGGTAACTCCAAAGCAGACTTTGTAACTGCTCCACCCACGCAAGCTATTATTGATGTTTGCAACAATCAAATGTACTATGCTAACATGGCAGACCTAGAGTCCAAGGGTAAGGTTTTTATTGAGCCCACCATTGTTAGTGTGACCACAAACATCAAACATTTGGATGCAGGAACGTATTCCAATTGTCCATACTCCGTCCAACGACGTATGCATGTGGTGATTACTGTGCTAGCGAAGAGGGAGTTTCAAAGGATAGTCAACGGAAAACCCCAGGGGTTAGATACCCCAAAGATTGTGGCATTCAACAAGAAATTGAAAAGGAAGCCATTATTTGATGACATCTGGGAGTTGACTCTGGAACGAGCTGTTTGCCCCGAAAAATTGCGATGGGTAGCAGACTATGCACCCATTGAATGGCGAGGACGGAAGATGGTCCGCGTACCATTCCGTGATGCAGTGCAGTATGTAATAGAACAATTTCACATACATCGAGACGGTCAACAATCTATCATGGATGACATTCAATCACGAATGAACATACATCTGTGTCCCCATGAGGGATGTAGAAACATCCGGGAATATTGTAGTGACCATGATCACTTGTACGAATTCACTGAAGAGGGCGAATACCAGTTGAAGGGGGTAACTCTCACTGGTGATGACCAGAATCATGTCTCCCCGAAGGAGAGGAAATGCACGGGAAAGTGCATGGAACCCCATTTTGGTGATGAGATAATTGCTAGTGCTACTCGCGCCACTGATATTGTGCTCGGGAGGATCCGCAAGGACTTTTTCGGTATAGATCGTCTAGTGGAAGGAGCAACATCGTTGGCTCTGCTAACCTCTGCGCGATTATTTGCGAAACACTGGGACTGGATAACAGTCTTGCCCACACCATGGGTAGAGAATGATACGGTTCAGAAGATGCTGATGTTAGTCAACAGAGACAAGCTACGCAGGCACTACATTGTAGAAACTTGTTTACAGTGGGGTGCGGCCGGGCTCTTTGTTGGTTCAATGTGGCACCAAACTCGTGATAAGTCACGTACAGGATGGTTGGCACTAGGCATGTCTGGCATATGTATATCGCGACAGAAATACATGGTCAAACTGGTGATGAAGAATTACCGTAAGGAGCTGCTAAATCGAAATGTGTGCCACCCAGCCATAAAATCATGGCGTGATGAGCATGCAGGAACAGTCATAAAAGCGGCTGGCGTAGTAGGTGCAATCTACGCTTTATCAAAATTGTACAGACGGTGGAGATCTTTAAATCCACAAGGTTCTTTAGAGCCAACAACCCAGGAGGAAATCGACAAACGCGATTCTGAGGTAAATCCTTGGATCGGCGTGTCTAAAGCTCCACTACCCATTAGTAAGGTCTCTTACTGTACACCTAACGAACATCTGAATGCTCGCATTGAGAAGAATTTGCGTTATGGTACAGTGATGGTAGGCAACAGAAAACTGATGGTGAATGGGTTGTTCCTTAGAACCCAATTGGTCGTCATACCAAATCATTACTTCGAGATGGATACATTGGATGTAACATTCTACGGAGATAAACCTGACACGTCAGGAGGTCACTTTGCTACGAAATTATGCAAAGCGGCCTCGTACCACATTCCTAATACAGATCTGTGTATCTGTTATAGTAGTACTGGAGGATCTTTCAAAAATCTTTCTGAGTGGTTACCAACTGACAACATGCCATATCATGAGTTCCAAATGCTATGGCGAGCAAAGGATGGCTCTGTAACACGAGCCAAAGGACTGGCAAGACCCGGGATAACATCAAATGGTATCTGTGACTTCGTTGGAGGCACCTATGAGACGTTGTCTATGGACACTTTCAAGGGCCTCTGCGGGGCACCCATTGTGTCCCAGGGAAAGGCATCATGTTTATCAGGCATACACTTAGGTGGAAGGTCTGGTACTCCCCAAGGCTGCTACGGTGTTGTTACACTATCAAATATGGTAGATGCAATGACTTATCTACGGACGGTTGAGGGTGTCATCTTTTCCGGTGATGCTGATGATTTTGAGAAACAAAATCTCGGTGTTACTGTGGTGACAGATGAACCAATGAACCCGAAAAGTCCTCTGAACTATTTGCCTGAACATTCACAAATAGCATACTATGGCTCTTGCCCTGGTGCAACAACGAATAGGTCTGACGTAAAAGTCACACCCATAAGTGCTTCAGTGCTAGATGTGACAGGTTATCCCAACATCTATTGTGGACCAAAATTTAGTCCACCCTATTTTGGCTGGCAATCAAATCTGGCAAATCTATCGGTTCCTGCTCACCCTTTTCCGCATTCAATCTTAGCGAGATCAATAACAGACTATAAGTCGGCCTTGTTGCCGATTTTCAGGAGCGATCTCTGGAAGGATGCGCGGCCATTGACTGAACAAGAAAACATGGTTGGAATTCCCGGAAAGAAGTTCATGGATGGAATAAAATTGAATACTGCTATAGGTTTCCCCTTAATTGGGGCAAAACGGAAATATGTCACTGAGATAGAAATTGAGAGTGACATGGAAGGCCGTAGACGAAAGCTGGTGTTCGATGATGCCATACGCTCAGAGATAGAGCGTTGTGAGCAACTTTATCGGAAGGG